ACACCCCCCCCCAGATAAATATTAACTAAGTCTACCTTTTCCTGAGAACCACTGTGCGTGATACCCTCGGTTGGATCTGCCACTTTAGTTGACCTTATCTGATTTAGCACCCGCAAAATACAAAAATTTCTTTCTGTATGCGGGGTTTTTTATGCCATTTCATTTAGGAGAATAAACATGGCTATTGCAGCAGCTTCAGGTTACGGCTCACTGCCGAATAATGCCTGGTCCCCAGTAATTTACGCAAAAAAAGTACAGCTAGCCCTACGCAAGGCAAGTGTAATAGACGCGGTAACAAATACTGATTATATGAACGAAATCAGTAACTATGGCGATAGTGTAAAAATTGTTCGCGAACCTTCGATCTCTATAACCCCATACGAACGCGGGTTGTCACTCACAACTCAAAACATCGTTGATTCTGATTTCACAATGACGATAGACCAAGCCAATTACTACCAGTTCGCGGTTGACGATATAGAAGAAAATTTTAGTCACCAGAATTGGCAACAACTTGCAAGTGACCAGGCTGGTTACAAGCTTCGTGATGCTTATGACGCAGAAGTACTTGGCTATATGTCAGGTTGGAAAACTCCTTCTTCATGGGCGCGTAACACAACCACTTCTGGTTCAGTAGCTAATGCAGCCGCTGGCACAGACGAACTTTTGGCCAGTAACAAGCTCTCAATCGTTGATTTTTCAGGAACAGATATTGGCGGTTCTGGTGAAGTAACCTCTATTCCAATTGCCGCTGGCGGCGGCGCTGGAGGTATCACGTCACCGCTTGCTATCCTTAACCGCATTGCGCGTTTGATGGACCAAGCCAATGTTGATTCTGAAGAAAGATGGGTATGTTGCGATTCAGTCTTTGCCGAAGTGTTGATGGACGAATCGAGCAAGCTCATAAGTAGTGACTTCGGAGGCGGAGACGAACTTCGTAATGGCCGTCTACCGGGCATGTTGAGGGGCTTTAAAATCTACAAATCCAATAATTTGCCTTACCTATCTGGCGGTGCTGGTGTTTCAGCGTCAGCGGGTTCCGAGACAAATTTTGGAGTTCTAGTTGCTGGTCATGCATCGTGCGTTGCTACGGCAGAGCAGATTGCTAAAACGGAAACTTTCCGTTCACCAAACAGCTTTTCGGACGTGGTCCGGGGCCTTCAGCTCTATGGTCGCAAGATTCTTCGCCCAGAAGGATTGTTCACTGCTAACTACAACTTAGCATAAGAAACTAATCTAAAAGAGGGCTGGCAAAAGCTGGCCCTCTCACCCTTTTTAGGACAAACAATTAATGGCAACCACCTACATTGATCTTTGTAATAAAGTCCTACGCCGGCTTAATGAAGTTGAGATATCCGAGGCGGATTTCAATAGTACTAGAGGCGTCCAGGCTTTGGTCAAAGATGCGGTAAAGGCTGCTATAGCAAAAATCAATCAAGCAGAATATGAGTGGCCTTTTAATGCGGCTGAATTTACTCAGACGCTAACCGCCGGCCAGGCCGAATATACCTGGCCCTCTGCGCTAAAGAAAGTCGATTGGAATAGTTTTCAATTGCAACAGGACGATGCTTTAGGTGCATCATATACTTCTTTAGGTTATATGGAGCGTGATGAATGGTATGCGTCACACAGAGATGCGGACTATACCGCCGGCTCATCAGGTAGAGCAGTCCCTAATAGGGCGTTCCCAAGCCATGGTACAGGTTTTGGCGTAACTCCTTCACCCAATGCGGCTTATAAAGTCAGCTTCCGCTACTACCTAAATTATACCAATCTATCCTCCTTTGGAGATGTGACCCGCATACCTACAAGCTTTGATACAGTCATTGTGGATGGCGCCCTTTATCACATGTATATGTTTAAAGATAACATTGAGGCTGCAAATGTCGCTTTTCAGGCTCTTATGTCTGGAATTAAGGATTTGCAAACGCTGTTCATAAACAATTTTGAGTATGTGCGGGACACAAGGGTAGCCTTTTAATGGCGGATTCTATTGAGTCCTACAAATTGCTCTGTAATGGCGGACTAAATTCAAACGAGAACCACTTAGATCTTTCAGCTAATAATTCGGGTGCGGCAACTCGTTTGGTTAATTTTGAGCCGTCTTTATACGGAGGTTATCGCCGAGTAGAAGGCTACAATAACTACGGAGCGATAGATACTACCGTAGGAGGTGCATCTACCGAAGGCAAAGTTCTTGGGCTTGCGATTTATAAAAACGAACACATAGGCAATCCTTATACTATTGCTGCCCGAAAAGTAGCCGGGTCTGCCACTTACAAATTCTACAAGTTTATTGCTTTTAGTGGATGGCAAGAGATAACATCTGCGCCTTCTAGGGCTACTACCATAGGTTCTAGGACAGTGGATAAGCTACGACATGTTCAGTTTGATTACGGTAACGGGTCTCTTATTTGCTTTGTAGACGGGGTAAATCCAGCGGTTATTTTTGACGGGCTAAATTGGTATGAATTGCTACAGTCAAATAGTGCCGGTGGAACGGCTTCCCCTGGGGGCAGCCATGTAGTGAACGCGCCTTCCTTAGTGGGAGAGTATAACAAACGCCTTTGGGTTGGTGGAGATTTAGGGTCTAGAGCTACTCTTCACTATTCCGCCGCAGAAAACCCCTTTACCTGGGAAGATGGCCTTGGCGGAGGATTTGTAAGTCCTGCTTTTAATATAGTGCAGATTAAACCTTTCCGAGATGATCTATATGTCTTTGGCACAAACGCTATTAAAAAACTCACCACTACTGATGGAATTATTTACAAAGAACAGAACGTCACTAATAACGTGGGCTGCATTGCCAGGGATAGTGTTGTAGAAATAGCAGGGGATTTACTATTCCTCGCACCGGATGGATTTCGACCGATTTCCGCAACTTCCAAAATCGGTGACGTCCAGATCGAAACTGTAAGTAAAGATATACAGGTTTCGTTAGTTAATCTAATCAAGAATAACAATATGGATACCGTAAATTCGGTTGTTATTAGATCTAAGTCTCAGGTCCGATTTTTTGTGGGGGACAATGCCACCCCTCAAATTGACAGTTACGGCATCCTCGGGGGCCTCTACCAAAACCAAGGCTCCATTGATTGGTCCTTTGGAGAAATGGTAGGAATCCGGGCTTCATGCTGCGAAAGTGGATATTTCGGCTCTGAGGAAGTAATTTTACACGGAGATTATGACGGTAAAGTTTACCAGAGCGAGTCAGGAAATAGCTTTGCCGGGCAAGATATTGTTGCAGTTTATGCCACTCCCTACCTCGATTTTGGGGACACAGAAGTTCGTAAAACTATTCGTAAAGTAAACACCTTTGTTCGGGCAGAAGGCCCGGCTTCCTTCTTTCTATCGTTGGATTATGATTGGGGAGATTATAGCACGGCAAAGCCATCTGAATATAGCCAATCCAGTACCGGTGGCCCAGTTCGATACAACGCGCTAAACCTGGATTATTCGGATGCAAACGTCCTATACGGCGGTAACTCCAAACCAATTTTAACGGCAGACGTGCAAGGATCAGGTTTTTCAACCCGAGCCACCTTCGTGACCGTAGGCCAATCGGAACCTTATTCGATCCAAGGCCTAGTTTTTGAATTTTCGACAAGTGGGAGAAGGTAGCAATGGCAGGTTATACACGACAATCTGTAAGCCAGATCATAAACGGCGCAGACATCACAGCCCCGCCTTTAAATGCTGAGTTTAATGCACTTTTAGCGGCATTTAACGCTGGAACGGGTCATGGTCACACAGGTGCTACAGGGGAGGCCCCTCAGATCCCACTAGGGACATCTGTCTCTGGATACTTACTTGCATTAAATGGCGGCTCAGGAGGCAAAAACAATTTTAGCGCAAGTAGTCCAACAATTACTGATGATGTAGGTGACGGCTACGCAATAGGGTCACTTTGGATTAATACTACAAGTAAGCGCATATTTATTTGCACGGCTAATACGTCGAATGCCGCGACTTGGCATGAGATTGTGGCGAACACTGGCACAGTACTCGCCCCAGAAACACATAATACTGTGGATATTGGCACAACAGCTGTTCGTTATAAGGATTTCTACTTAGCAGGTAACGCTGACGTAGACGGGACTTTAAATGTCTTAGGCACGACTACTGCTACCCATATAGATACTGGTACAATAACCAGTACAGGATTAGGTACGTTTGCTACTGTTGATGTTAACGGCGGTCAGGTTGACGGCGCAATAATAGGTGGCAATTCAGCCAGTGCAATTACTGGTACGCAGATCACAGCTAATAGTGGTTTTGTGGGGGATGTAACTGGCAACGTAGCCGGGAATGTAACATCCGCTGGAACCAGCGGCTTCAATAACATTACCGCATCTGGTACTATCCAAGGTGCAGTCACTGGCGACATCACAGGTAACGTCACTGCTACATCAGGCTCCAGCCAATTTAATAATGTGCAAATAAACGGCACACTGAATATGGATGGTACTACTACAGCTACTATTCAGAACCTTACTGATCCTACAAATGCTCAAGACGCTGCTACTAAGGCGTATGTGGATACTGGATTATCTAACCTAGTAGCATCCTCACCAGCGGCTTTAGACACTTTAAATGAATTAGCTGCCAGCTTAAATAATGATGCAAGTTTTAGCACTACAATGACTAATGCCTTGGCTGGTAAGGTAGCTGATACTGGAGACACTATGACAGGTAACCTGATTATGTCAGGGTCTACCGTCACTGGCCTACCTTTACCTACAGCTAATACTGAGGCAGCTTCTAAACAGTATGCGGATCAGCAAGATAACTTACAGGTTACAAAAACTGGCGACTCCATGTCGGGTAATCTGAGTATGGGTACTAATAAAATTGTTAATCTAGGCGCGCCAAGTTCTAATCTTGAGGCAACAAATAAGCAATATGTGGATGGTATTTTAGGTTCAGCTACGGCAGCGGCTACATCAGCGGCAAATGCTGCGACTAGTGAGTCTAATGCTGCAACTTCGGCGGTCAACGCAGCGGCATCGGCTGTGACGGCTGCTACAGCCATCGTTTCGTCACAGCAATTTTTAGACACTTATTTTATATCAGCTAGTCAGCCAACGGGTGCAGCCGTAACGATTGGAGATTTATGGTTCGACACGGCCTCTAATACCATGAAGGTTTATGGCGCGTCTGGTTTTCAGTCGGCTGGATCGTCCGTAAACGGAACCGCTGAACGAAAAGAATACATAGTTGGTACAAGCGCTGGCACATACGGCGGCTCACTAACCACTTTCCCAGCCGTATATGACCCATCGTACTGTGATGTATATTTAAATGGTCTAAAATTAGCACCTTCAGATTTCACCGCAACAGATGGAGCTAACGTAGTGCTGGGCGCAGCCGCCACAGTCGCTGATACCATAAGCATAGTATCTTTTGGAACTTTCACTTTAGCAGATCACTACGACAAAACAACAACCGACACGCTTCTATCTGACGTTGAAGCTCTAGCATTGGCAGGAATGTAAAAATGGCGATTAACACAACGACACTTGAGGCGAACCTCACTACGAAAATTAACGCAACATCTGGAAGCACTGATGGTAAAGAGTTTTTACTGCTCGGAAAGGCTGTAGAAAGTTTAATTATTCCATCGTCTGTCTCTGAAATGACGGCGGCAGGGACAACGCAAGTAGGTCTAGTCACGGCAGAAGGCACAACACAGGTAGCGGCGGTTGCAGCGGCGGGGTCTAGTTACGCACCAAAAGTTGATCCAACTTTTACTGGTACGGTCAACGCAGCGGCTATCACGCTTTCGGGTAACCTGACGGTCAACGGCACAACCACAACTGTGAATAGTACGACACTTGATGTTGCTGATAAGAACATAACTATAGCAAAGGGTGCGGCTGATGGCGCAGCGGCTAACGGCGGTGGCCTGACAATCGAAGGTGCAGGAGTTACATTTAATTATGTAGATGCCAACAAGCACATGGCTCTGAATACAGGTCTTAAAGTCGAAGAAATAAAAGAAGCTGTAACGGCTGATACAACCACGACAGGCGTTATAAATGTAGATGGTCTAGCTGGGGCAGTTCGTAATTTTACTGCAAACCAAGCAGCCAATCGAACAATCAACTTTAGAGGTGATGGATCAACTGCATTGAATGTTGCAATGGCGGTTGGCGAAAGTATGACTTTTGCAATTATGATGGCTCAAGGCTCAACAGCCTATTACCTAAATGCTTATCAAATTGACGGTTCAGCGGTCACTCCGAAATGGCAAGGCGGATCGGCTCCTACTGGTGGAAATGCTTCATCTGTAGACAGCTATTCATTCACAATTATAAAAACGGCTGCTTCTACTTACACAGTCTTGGCCTCACTCGCAGCGTTTTCATAGGAGTTAGGATGAGTAATTTCATAAAAATAAAACCTGAGATACTCTATGCTCCAATGTTGGCGTCTTTTGGCGGCGGCTCAAGTAGAGGTTATGGTAGAGGTATTGGTGGTGGCGTTAAAGCCGATTATTGGGGTACTTCTGCGCAAGGCTATTCGGGATACTCTGGTGATTTAATTACTTTTTCACCTAGTTATAGCTACCCGACCGAAGGCCATGATATTGCAAATTTTCACTCAGGACTCTCCGTATTTTATGACTTAACCAGAGAAAAAGTATTTATTTCTTATGACACGATGCAGGTAAGAGATCTTTACAACCCATCGAATTTAAGACGCGCCATAGATTATAAAACTTTATCCAGTACACAGGTCAACATACCGCCTGTTCCAGCAAATGGTAGCATATCTATGGCATACTCTAGTGGGCGAGGCATCACTATAGCATTTCTAAATGATGCGGCCCGAACAGAAGTTTTAGTGATAGGGCATACAAATCAGGGCTGTGGGTACTGTTACAACCCTGACACCCTCGCGTTCATGGGTAAAATCTCGCCTGATAACTATGGCGGCACTAGCTCGTTTACTGATTGGGTGGGTTTAGCCTGGGATGGTGACCATCTATTAGTCACAGGCTTAGCAGTTAATAAATTACACGCTTTCAAAATGCCCGAAAGTTTGGATGTAAGTTCTGCTGCTGTTTTGGAGCATCAGAGATATTGGCATCTACCAGCCACGGCTAGTTACAGTTTAACTTATGCTGGAAAAGACAGTGCTGGATCTAGGCGCATAATATACTTCCCACAGTCTGCTGGAAATATTTACACTAATGTTGATTCGTCTGGGAATACGAGCGGAACATATCGCAGTTACGATACAAGACAGAGCTTAGAGATATACTTACACGCCACAGACGCATCCTCTGTCTGGGGAGGTCCAGACAGATCGCACCCAACGGCTTCATCAGGAAACCAACAGTATGGTTTGGGAATTGATTACAAAAACCTTGCCTTAGTTTATGGCGGCTACGCATCTATAGATTTCTGCGCCTGGCCTGGGTCTATATAAATGGTAAATAAGGAACCCCTTCAATGAGCAAAGCAAGACTACTAGCAGACCTAATGGCTGACGAACAGATTTCCATAGCTGAAGTTAGCGGAGAAGCTTCTTCAAGCGACTTTAACGTAAATAAAGCTGATTATAATAATAAGCTAAGTTTGAATAAGAAACTTGGCGATCTAGAAGACGAAACAATCTTAAAATTAGGAGTATAGGCGATGGCCGTTCAAAATTCAAACTTTACTGCATTAATCACGGCAATTGACACTAAAGCTCAGTCTTTAGCCGCTTCATCTACGGACCCTAAAGACTTGGTTTACCTGGCAAAATCCTTAGAAGCGTTGAATGTGACAGCCACTGTTTCAGACGTTATTGCGGCTGGCGACACTAAGGTCACAGCGGTGAACACGGCGGGTTCTACTCAAGTAGGTGTTGTCCAAGCCGAGGGTGCTACGCAAGTAGCGGCTGTTACGGCGGCGGGTGGTTCATATGCAACTTCCGCTACTTTGGATGCAATGCGCTCAATTGTATTGGTTACGATAGTGGGTGGAAAGTTTGCTATGGATGGCACTTCCCAACAGGCGTTAAAACTGACGCCTTCTGTCGTTTATCGCTTCGACGTGTCTGATGCGTCTAACGCTACGCACCCCTTAAATTTCTCTACTACTTCGGACGGCACACACGCCAGCGGCACAGCTATAACTGCTGGGGTTACGAGGTCCGGAACGGCGGGAAGTGCTGGGGCATATGTTGAGTATGTTGTGGAGCAAGATTCTGTAGCTACTTATTATTATTGCGCA